CCACGAGAAGCAAGGAGTTCACGGCGTCTATTCAGGATGCGGGTCTCTTCGTCAAAGGGATTATCTCGGATGTCGAGCAAGGGCTACGGACAGAGGAGAGCGCGCTACGCATAATCAATGCGACCTTGAAGGATTACGGTGATTGGCAGCGCAAGACTGGTAGTTCACTATCGCACCAGCAGGAGACATGGAAGAGGATGGTCGATACGGGGACCATCTTCCTGGGCAAAGTCAAGGAGTCAACCGCCGAGGTGGAGTCGCTCGAAGATGCTGCGAGGAGAGCGGCGAGAGAGTTGGAGGCATTGAGGTCTATCGACGCGGGGATCCGTGGCATGGGCTTCGAGCCCGCAGCGCCCGCAGCGCCCGCAGCGCCCGCAGCGCCCGCGCCCGTTGACGATTCGGCTTACAAGGAGTACAGAAGGAAAGTAGAAGAGCGACTTCGTGAGGCAAGGGAGTTTCTGGACCTTTCGCTGGAGAACGAGGCCATCCTCGACATGGCGCGAGCGGATGGTTTCGAGAAGGACCGGGCGCGCATCGAGACCCGCAGCGCCTTCGACAAGGAGCGGTTTATGCTTGCGAAGCGGGACGCGGCCATCTTGCTTCGAGCCCGATTGGAGGCCGATGGTGTAGATAGTAAGCTGATCGAGCGCCAGGTCGCGGCATTCCAGAAAGCCTCCTTCCGCCAGGTCGCACTCTTCAACGAGTCGAGGGATAAGATGGAGGCTCGTGAGTTGGCTGCGTTGCAGAAGACCACGGAGGTTACCGAACGCGAGACCAGGAAGGCCGAGGCCGTTAGGTTGCGGGTCATCAAGGAAAACGCGGCGCTAATCGCGGCAGCTATCCAAGGCCCCATCGTTCTCGGGATGCACCTCGCCGCCTCAGCCGCTGCCGAGATTGCGGAGACGATGGCAGCGAACATCAAGGGCAAGGTGGGTCCGGCCTTGGCCGAGGGGCTTGGCGGCGCGCTCGACAAGATCAGCGGCGAGTTCACGATCACTCCGCAGATGGAGTTAGAGGCCCTGACATCAGACATCGAGGCGGCGCGTGAGCAGCTTGAGGCGGCGCTTTCGGGCGGTCTGATCACAGAGGCTCAGGGTGCAGACATGGAGGCTATGATCGAGAATGTGGAGAAGTACGGCCTGGCTGCGAAGGGGGCTGCGGAGGGGACTGATCAATGGAATAAGGAGCAGGACAAGTTGAAGGCGTCTCTGCTGGGGGTGAAAGGCGGCATCAAGAACTTCACGGATAAGATCCCTAAGCTTGGCGAGGCGATTGCCGATGTGACGGAGGGCGCGCTGCGTTCATTTGCGAGCGGGTTGACTTCTGCGATGATGGCCTTTGCTGACGGCACGAAGACGGCGAAGGAAGCGTTCAAGGACTTTGCCAGGGAGTTCATCACCCAGGTTTCCGCGATGATTGTGGAAATGCTCATTCTTCAAGCGATCAAGGTAGCGTTCGGCGGCATGGCAGACGGCGGCGTTGTGCCGGGCGGCGTTGGCGATGCCACGCCACTCGCAACAGGCGGGATAGTCAGCGGCGGGCTTGGCCGCGCTCTTCCGGTCAGAGGGTACGCCATGGGCGGTCCGATTGTTTCTAGCCCTCATGTCGCGCTCATTGGCGAGGGTAGCATGAACGAGGCGGTGGTCCCTCTTCCCGATGGTCGCAGCATCCCCGTGGATATGCGCGGCGGCAGCGGCACCAACATCTCGTTCTCGATCAATGCCGTGGACGCTCGCGGTATTGACGAGTTGCTGGTCGAGCGCCAGGATACGATTCGCAACTTGATCCGGCAGGCCATGGTCGAGGACAGGGTATTCAGGCGAACCTTCCAGGGAGCCTGACTTGGCCCAGCTTCTCCCGGCAGACGAGGACTTCGTAGCGCCCGCGTGGTTGACCTCCGGCGGCAACGCGCTCCCCTGGCACTTCTGGTATGTCGGTTTCCTGCCGGGTTCCGGTTTGGGCACTGTGTCGGAGACGCCGAACTACCCCGCCTACCCTGGTGGGCCGCTTGCGAACATAGGTCGCCAATCCCTCTTCATTCAGCAGGCGAACCCGGTCATGCCTGTCCTGATGACGGACACGAGTGGCATCGGTCAAGAGAATCAGCGATCAGTTCTCTGCCGTGAGCAGGACTCGGTGAGCATCGACGGCCTCGACTATAAGGTCGAGTTCGGGTTGGCGACAGTCGGCGGGTCTACCATGGGCGCGGCCTACGGAGGCAGCGGCACGGCATCGCCAACAGCGGGAGGACGCTACCCGTTCCCCGGCGGCGATGCCGCCGACACAGACAACGACCATCAGGACTTCTTCGGGGGTCAGGATGGCGGCAACTGGACAGCAAGCTCGGCGGGTTCGATGGGCTCGCTGCCTGCCGTCCCCGCGAACCGATGGGCGCTCTGGCTTGGTAACTCGCTCTATTTCAGAGCCGGAGGCAGTAGTGGAACTGGCCCAAAGATCGCATTTCATTCCTCTGAGGGGCACCCATCGAGGCAATGGTGGGTTCATCAAGTGGACAACTACACCTTCAGCGCCTACCCTGTCGTCAACGCAGCCGCGAACCGGGTGGACCTCTACCTGGAGCTTTGGTTCGTGCGTTACTTCTCTGTCGGGGTGGGTGGGGTAGCCTACAGACTGATACGCCAGGTAGTTGATGGCGGGGCGAGCCGTATCGACTTCTCGTTGCCGTACTTCCTGCGAGTGACTCACGAGAACAACGGGTCCGGGAATGTTGATCTCAACGCATACATCGGCCAGTACAGGCTAGACGGCGCATCATCCAATCTCGCAGAGGCACAATGCTTCAAGGATGGCGTGTTCGGGAACAATACCTACACGGTAGGTAGCTCCGTCTCGACGGTCACCCATACATCCTCTACAGGGAATGTTGAGGACCAATCTTCAAACCGAATCTCAACCGTTGCCGACACGACTTTCGGATGGGGTATGGGCCGCGACCGCACCATCAATGTCCGTCCCAGGCTTTCTCCCGATGGGAGCAACACGGACGCGGCGTTCATGTCAGGCATCGAGGGCGTCCATTCCGTCGAGGTCAAGAACCTGGGCAGCGGCGTGACGCTTTACCGTGACGAGTTCGACCGCTCTGTCATCGGTGGAGCGGCCATCGGCAATGTCAATCCACCGGACATCCAGAACCCCATCCAGGGCCTGCATGGTCACTTCGGGAACCAGGCCAACGGGCTCTTCACCTTCGACGCCTACGCCCAGGAGTATGGCACCGGGTTCAACGAAGTCAGGCGTCTGATGCTCTGGACAGATAGCCAGACCGACACGACAGGCGGGAACAGCTTTGTCACCCTGGACTATGATGCGGATGACGATACTAGCCTGTTTGATAAATTGTACGGGCGCGCTCGCTCATTCATCCATACCAGGCCGTCCACCCAGTTCTACAACCACCACCGCAGCATCGAGTTTCGCCCAGGAGAGGAGAATCCCTCCACGACAGGGCCCGCGTTGTTTCAAATAGCCTACGAGATCAGTATTATGTTGCGCGGATCGTTCGACGGTCACCGAACGAGCGGCACTATCGGGCGACTTCTCTGGTACACCGATGCCGACAACACGGTCATCCATGTGGAGATGACCGTGGCAACCCGCAATATGATCTACTCTGACGATGTCCTTACATCGGGCGCGACTACCAAGATCGCACAGCGTAACTGGAGCCAACCGGAACTGGCGACCTTCCTCAGTTCCTTTCCGCTCTATGATGGCAACTTCCATACCCTTGACTTCCGCGCCGAGACCTACGCCGCAGCGACCTCCCCGGAGGCATCTGCCGAGTATCACATCGCGCTCGACGGGGTGCCCATCGAACTAAACGGCACAGGCTCGCCGTACCAGAGCAGCACCGTTTCGCCCTACCCAATCGTCGAGTCTGGCCCTGCGTACTGGTCTGGCCGACAAGAGGGCTTCTCGTTCTACTCCTCTGCTTCGGAATTGCAGGCCTCGGGGTTCCGAAACTACAATCTGTTCCGGGCTCGAAACTGGACCGAAGGGGCGATGACTGACGATCCTGACGGCGGCTACAATCCCAACAGCCAGGCGTCTATCGTCGTTGGCGGCGAGGGCGCGGCGGTGGGTTCGCTGAACGCCTCCTCGGGCGCGCTTGCGATCTCGGGCGGCGGCGTCCACGATGTCGAGGTCGATGTCACGATTGAGAGTTCCTGGCCCATTCGCCGCATCGGGTTCGAGTCGGGCCACGCACACACATCACCAGCCTCCTCGAAGGCTCGCCGCCGCTGGCGCGTATCTGTGCGGGCTGCGAGCTTGACCGTCTACCAGTCGCTACAGTCTTTCTATAGCGACCATGATGGCATCGAGATCCCGTTCAGCTTTATCGTTCCCGTCCTCGATGATGGAACCGAAGATGGGCACACAGCCGAGACCCTGGAGACCCTTACCGCGTGGTTCGCCAGCGACGAGCTCCGCGTCTCTGAGATCGGGCCTCAAGTCTACGACATCTCGTTCAGCATCGAAGAGAGGCTGGTGCCGTGACTCACCCTATCCTGCTGGCCGAGAAGAACCTGCTGGCAACGGGCGGGCAATGGGTCTGGCTCTACGAGGTCGAGGTTCCCACGGACCCGCCCACGCGCTTCCGTTTCGTGCGTACTCCTGAACAGATCACCTTCCGGGGAAATATCTACTACCCCTTCCCCATCACCCACTCGCCCATGAAGTCAACGGAGTCGGGCGACCTTCCCTCGGTCAACCTGACGGCCTCGAATGTTTCCCGCGAAGTCATCGCCACGCTGGAAGCGCACCGTGGATTGATCGGCCAGCCCGCCAGGATCATCTTGACGAACATGGTAGCCATTGGGACGAACCAGGCGGTCATGGAACAAGACTTCCGCATCCTCACCATGACCGCAACGGAAGAGGCGTGCGTTGCGCAACTTGGCGACATCTCGCTCTACGAGAACTTCTTTCCGGGCCAGCGAATGATGAAGTACTTCTGTCGCCATCAGTACCGATCTGCCGCCTGCGGTTACGCCGTGCCGAGTTCGGCTGGTGCGTTCCTCTCTGGCTGCGACAAGAGCCTCGACGGCCAGAACGGCTGCGAGGCGCACGGCGCATCGGAGACCGCCGCAGGCGTGGCGGTTGTTCACCCGGATCGCTTCGGTGGCTTCACGGGGATCCCCACGCCGACAACGGAGGGCTCGATCTGATGCCCCTCGCATGGCACGATCTCCTGGGGAGGCCGTGGAAGCTCCACGGCGATGGTCTCGCTGGCATGGATTGCTCCACGGTCGCTGAGGAGGTACTGCGCCGACTCGGCTTCTCGCCGCCCACGAGCAATCCGTTCCGGCTGCCATTCAGCGAAGGCGAGGAGGGTGAGATGGGCGCGTACTTTGGCTATCTTGAGGAGGGCTACATCCGGCTGGGCGAGTCGCTCTCGGACGCCACAGAGGCTGGCGATCTGGTACTGGCCAGGGACGAGCATGGCATGGCGCGCCGCCTCTACATTCTCGTCGAGCCCTCCCGAGGCACCTTCCTCACATCGGCTCACAACTACGGGGTCGTGGCTGTTCGCCGCTTCGTCATCAAGGATGTCGCGGGTGTCTATCGAATACGGGGGCAGGAATGATCTCGATTACCGTCTACGAGGATATCTTCAATCCGACCAGGCGCACGCAGCGCCAGGTCGCGCACAGGGAAGGCGCGTTGGTTTCCGAATACGCACCACCCGGCGGCGCTCTGGTTGCGTGGATCAACGGAGCCCTCGTGGTGAACGAGGACAGACCCTTGCGAGATGGCGACTTCGTGCACTATGCCGTGACGCCCGAAGGGCCTCTGATAGCCGCGATCCCCTACCTCATGGTTGCGTTTACCGTGGCTGTCATCGCGGGCGGGATAATGAAAGCCCTCATGCCGAGGGAACGCCCGGTTGAGGATGGGCTCGGTGGATCGCACTATTCTTACTACGGCTTTCGGAATGCGTATCGCCCGGAGGGTGATGCGATCCCCGTGGTGTATGGGACGATGCGCGTAGCGCCGCCCTGCATAAACCAATCGGTCACCGGGCAACACCTGTTCAACAGCACCGTTGGCCTCGCGGTCCCCATCATAAGCAGGACCGAGAGACTCAACTCGATGTACGCTGTGAGCCACGGGCCAATCGCGGGCTTTGGGACATACGAGGGAGATGTCTATGACGGCGACTCCTTCGATGTCGTGGTGCCGCTAACTGGTGGCGATGTCCGAGGCAACATCGGCTTCCAAGTCAATGGCATTGATGGGCGGCACATCAATGCGAGAATCGAGTGGCGAACGGGCTTGCTTACCCAGCAGCCCATTGTGGGCCTCCTCGGGTCAGCGGGGCTCCCCGTGACTGATCCGGGGACGGCGTACTCCCTGGCCTTCGAGATCCTGGTGGGGACGGCGGATATCAGCGAGGCGGATAAGTCCAGCGGCGTGTACCTATACGGCGACCGGATCTTCGAGAGCCAGGGGGCGCAGTTCGTCTCGCTGCTTCTCACGGCAGAGGCCGATATCTGCGATGTGCAGATCCTTTTCGCAAAGGGGCTGTTCCAGGGCGCTAGTGACGGGAACCCGGACCCCGCCACGGCGACAATCAGGATCCAATACTGGAAGACTGACGCCACGGGCGTGACCACGGGCGATGTTTACCTCTTGCCCGCCTACGAGATCACCAACGCGTCCGCCTCGCCCTTCTCGGTGGACCTACTCTTCAGTCTGTACGACCCCACAACGGTCACGCCCGCAGCGAACCAAGGTTGGTGCCTGCTTGACGCGCAGGGAGATGACACTCTGTTCAATACGACTGCCTCGGGCATGGCCTTGCTGCGACCGGGCAGCAGCGGCGAGGACGATAATCTACAGTTCACCTTCGCGTGCTTCGCTTCGATGAACAGCATCACGGAGTCGCACAATCTCTGGCTATGGTCTTCGTCAAATGCCTCCTCCAAGATTAGCGCGATGGATATTGGCAACACGGGCTTCTATCACTTGGACGGGACGCAGGACTCTCATGGCTGGGCTGACGGTGACGAGTTCTTCGGCATTTGTCTGCGCGTTGTGAAGAACTCAGCCGTACCAGTAGGGGCTCAGGGCGATATCTTCCTTTGCGTATACGCCTACGAGAATCGTTCCGCGAACCGCTACGCCGGGTCGTGGTGGCGGTCCTCGCAGCCAGTAGGAACGACGAGCGTCAGTGGGGGCGGCTGGCCCGGAGCGTACCCAGCGAACCCACCAAAGGAGCATATCTGCCTGACCTATGACGGGACCAACTGGACACCGACTGGCGGCTCCGGCCAGTTCCGGCTCTACCTCAACGGCAACGAGGTGAGTATGCAGCTTGGGGAGCCCGGCAGTGTTTTCGCTGGCTCCAGCGCCCTGTTTTCCTATGACGGCCAGGCTCCTGGGTTCCTTTGGGACTCTGGTACGCCCCAAGGAGGCAATGTGCCAAACGGGTATGACCATGTCCCGCCGCTGTTCCGCGCCCCTGCGTCCGGTGGCGGCATACATATCGGGTCGCTCATGTCGCGCAATGGCTCAGGGCTCGGGGATGAGTCACGCGGCCAGGTCTCGCAAGTGCTGATGTATGACGGCCTCGTCGGCGGGTCTGACGCCGCCGTTTCGGCGTGGGCGACCCAGGCCGCGACCTTCGCGGATCTAGCGGGGCACCTGACCTACGACATCCGAACCATGGCCGACGATCCCGCTTACTCGCCGCACCTGCGGGTATGTTGCCCGATGGACTCAGCCGATGTAGTGGCGACGAATTTCTACAAGAACTTCGCCTACCCCGCTGCCGTGACAGCAGCGGCAGGCGCTCTACAGATCGAAGACATCGTGACGAGCGTCAAGGCTGGCGATGGCACCGGACCTGTCTGGTTTTCCGAATCAGGCACGCCGTCCAAGGGATACTATCGCATCGAAGTTTTCAAGGAGTCGCCAACCACGAACGATAACAATGCCCGAGATATTGCGACCATAGACTCGATCACCACTTGGAAGACCCAGGCGTTCAACTACCCCGGCGTGGCATACCTGGCGACATCTATCAGCGCCACCGATCAGGTCAACTCGAACACGCCGAACATCACGGTCATCTGCAAGGGCAAGAAGGTGAAGATATGGGACGGCGGCAGCGAGACCTCGCCCATCTTCAGCGAAGAGTGGAGCAACAACCCGGCGTGGGTCTCGCTCGACATGATTACAAACTCGCTGTACGGCATGGGCTCGATCTTCCTTGTCGATGACAGCTACGGAAGCATCGACCTCCCAGCCTTTGCCGAGTGGGCCGCGTTCTGCGATGAGGGGGTTCCCGATGCCTTCGGCGTCTTGGACTTCTTCGGCCTGCAAACGGGATTTGAAACGGCATCGGGTGAGACGGTACACACGGTGACTCTCTTGTTCGGCTTGCTCGACACATCCGGGGCGGTGCAGCAGACCATCCCGAAGTCATGGAGGCCGGACAGGTTCCAGTCTATCACGGCGGTGATTCCCAACACGATTCACGGCAACTGGAAGACCTCCGAGGATTATGTCGCCGGAACAAACATGGCCTCGAACCGATTGGAGGTTCTCAGCATCGACTACCTCGATGACCCGGCTGGCTTTCACGGCTGGTCCTCCTACCTGTCCGTGACTCTCGCTTGGAATCGGCTGGACTCCTCGGGCCAGCCGATATGGCCTGCCGGGACTACCTCGGGCGATGCCTTCTACGCCGACTTGTACGATGGTGAGACCACGCTGGGCTCGGCTGGGCAGTACGAGAAGCGATGTACCTTTGACGGCGTGTTCGACGGCAAGAACCGCGCCGCCTGGGACGCCCTTATTGATGTCTTCCAGTCTGGCAGAGCGATGCCCGTCAAAGCGGGCCGGAAGATCCTGCCTGTATGGGATCGCCCGAGAGACCCTGTGGGCCTGTTCACCATGGCGAACATCGTGGAGGGCTCGCTGTCGCTGGACTACCTCTCGCCAGAGATGAACCCGAACTCTATCGAGACCGAGATACTCGACGCCGAACACGGTTTTGAGCGGCGAACCATCGTGGTGGATCACGACTCGGTGCAGAATCCCGAGAACCCTACGGGCTTTGGGCAGACGCGAAAGGAGCGGTCTAGGCGCATCGGAACGACCCGGCGCTCCCAGGCCATTCGAGACAGCTACTACCGCCTGAACCGCTACCATCTCCAGCGGCGTAGGGCGTCTTTCAGCGTGGGTCCTGACGCTCTCCACCTCCTGCCGGGCGACCGCGTGCTGCTCTCGCACGATGTGCCGCAATATGGCTACAGCGGACGCCTGACCTCGAACGCCGCTATCGCCAATAGCCACCCCGGCTCAGGCGGTCTCGCTGCATCGTGGGCGCAGAACGGCGGTAGCTGCATGGCCTCCTCCCGGTCCCTGATCATTGAGGACTCAGCCACAGCCCCCATCGTCGCCGTGGGTCGCACAGCTTCACCATCGGCGCTTGGATACGCGCTCCCCACCGAGAGCGATGGCCGCAGATGGCAAGCCGCAGGCAAGGCGGCGGCGAGCGGATACAACTCGACGCCGACCTGGGCATCCCAGCATATCTCGTCTGCTGACGGGCTCTACCCGTTTCCCGGCAATAAGGGCACGCCGCTCGGCGCGCTCGATAAGATCGCCCACCAGGCGCAGAAGAAGGAGTTTTCCTGCTACATCAAGGAGCCCGCAACGGGTGCCAGCGAGTCATTCCGAATCAACCTGTACCGTTATGTGGACGATGACGGCTATGTCAAGAACACGCGAGCGGTTCGCTTCGACTGGAACGCTTCCGGCAACCTGACATTCGGGGCCTACGAAAGCGACTCCGGCTCGTCGCCCTACGGCCTGAGCTATATCATCTCGTCGGCGGGCGTTGGCTGGTGGCGTGCCACGGTCCTGTATGACAATGACGCGGCGACTGGTGCCGGGGCTGCGGGCGTGGGGAGCTACATTCAGGCGAGGCTCTACTACGCCTACGCTCCGACCAACGCCACTTGGTTCGCATCGCCAACGGGTCGCGGCTCCAATCTCCTACAGTTTGGCGACCCGACCAACCTGGGCGGTCTCAAGACGGGAACCACGGGCACCGCCTGGACGAAGATCAGCGAGGCGGTTGGCTCTAATGACATCAGCCACCCGAGTGCATCGGCACCACCATTCTATCCTGGCGACACAGGCGTCCTTCTGGGGCAGCGTGGCTTCGTTGTTCGCATCAAGAACTCCGAGGTCGCGGGAGGATCCAACCCAGCGATACAGCAAGAGGTCACTCTGGCGACCGACTGGCCTGGGTCGGGCGGCGCAGGCGACATGGCGGGCGAGAAGATATGCTGCACCTTCTTCGTTCGCATCGCATCGGACAATGCGGCGAGCGATGCGGCTGTACTGCTTCGCATGGCGACCACCTCCTCGACCTCCAGCGGTGCGTACCCTGGCTGGTACGATGGGAACTGGGCTGGGTGGACGATCACGCCGACAGGCGCGGGGAGCATCGTCTACGCCGAGAACGAATCCGGTGCGGTCCAAACAGAGGTGCTGTCTCAGATAGCCGTGGTGCGGCAAAACAGCACAACGAATGACGCCGACTGGTATCAATGCGACTGCGTGTTCTCATCCGACACGGACTTCGCCACGCTCTTCTTCCAGGTCGGCGTGACGGGGAACACGGGCGGCGCTGCGTCGATAGACCTCTGGGGCTTCCGGGTCCACGGCGAGGGCGGGACTGGATCGACGGGCGAGTACATCAACCAGAACACGCACCGGGGGACAATTATGTGGGGCGCGATGTACGATTCGGAAGGTGACGGGACGGAGTCAGCCTACGCGGGCGGTGCAACCCTATACCTTGACCGCGATGTCACGCTCTCTTCGGGCAACTCCTACGAGGTCTACCTGCGCTCATCGTTCTCGGTGGACCCGCTCACGGGCAGCGATGTTCACGAGCGGGTCTTCGTGGACCCGTCCGAGGTGCCCGTATCTGGCAGCATCGTCAAGGCTGCTCGTGATGCGCTATCGGTTTCGGTCCCCGAGGGCATGACCCCGGCGGCGGGCGATGTGTACTCGTTCGGCGTCCTGAACCAAAGCGTGGAGGATCTCGTGGTGACAGATATCGCGGTGAACTCGGAGACGCTGATCCGTGAGATATCCGCCATCGAGTATGTGGAGGCCATCTACATCGACACGGATTTCGGGACCATGGGAGACCTGACGGTATCCGATCTTCTCCCGCCAACTGCGGGCGGCAGCGCGGCGCTCTACGGATTCGGCGGCGATGGCCCAGCGGGGTCGGCCTTCGGCATGGTGTTGACCTCGATGCCTTACAGAGACGCTGGAGGCCAAGGCAGGGCGGCAATCCAGATATCGGTCACGCCGCCGAGGGGGACCATGCCGTACCGAGAGCTTCGGCTCTGGATCAGCCACCTCGCCTCGGATGGCTCCGAGGGCCAAGCCAGGCTCATCGCCACGCTGCCCTTCGCGGTGCAGGTCTACCGATATGATGACCCCGCCCTGAAGACCTCGACCGTGTACCGCATACGCGCACAGCGCGTTGGCTGGCGGGGCACCAGCGCCAGCCTCGCAACCTGCCCCTCGCGCGATATCACACCGACGATCTCGCCGCCCATCCCCACCGCGCCCTCGCTTGAGGTGGGCGTGGACGGCTTCGCCCAGACCTATCGAGTCACGGCAAACCAAGACTCGCGGGTATCGAGCGTGGAAGCTCGAATCGGTGGGTGGGTGATCTCGACGCCAGCGTTCCTCGTGGATCCAGACGCCGGGCACTTCGCGTCTGCCAATATCAGTCTCGGCGCGACCAACGCCAAGGGCCAGACGAACTTCCCCGTAGTTGCGCGAGCGAGGCTTGCCAGCGGAAAGTACGGCCAGGGGGTGCGGGTGACATCCACGGCGAGCTTCGTCGATCCGCGCTCTACATCGGAGAAGGTTGGCGAGGACGCCTGGGCGTCATACATGACCGTGCCTCCCGACCTGGAAGTCACGGCTGGGGGGGAATTGCAGTGGGATACCACCGTCCCCTCGACCGCTCTCGGCCCGCAGTATGTCAAGATGAACGAGTTCGACCTCGGCGCGGCGACGAGAGCGATCCCCGTGGCGCTCATCGAGGGGTATCAGTTGCGACCTGAGACCCTGGCCGACCTGGCGTTCACGCTGGACTCTGATGACGGTCGCCGCTGGTCTATCGAGGGGCCAATGGATGACGCAGGGACCACGGCGATCAACGCCTCGGTCGGCATCGAGTGGCGTTGGACGAGCGCGGCGACCCTGACCACGGAGGAGTACGAGCCCTTTGAGGGCCGCGAGGTCTACTTCCGCAAGTGCCAGTTCCGGCTCGTTTGGCGGCGACCTGCGGCAACCTTCCAGGTCAAACTCACGCGCTTTACCGCCAAGATATATATGCCGCCTCTCTATGACCCCAGCGATGTGGATGGAGGAACCTTCTAGTGGTTGACATCAACCTCAAGCGGGGAACGGACCTCGCCCGAACGGACGGAACGCTCGGCGTGGCAGCGAGTGGCGAGCCCATCTACGCCACGGATACCCAGGCGCTCTTCGTTGGCGATGGCTCAACCGATGGGGCGGTACCCGCAACCGTGCCCGCGAGCCTGGTGGTGGGGTACAACTCCGTGAGCCAAAACATCAACGCCCTCGCCACGGATAACCTCGTCGAGTGGAACCTGAAGTCCCCCTCGTGGGGGGTGGATATCACGCACTCGAACATCGTAAACAAGCACCTCTTCACGATCAACACGGCGGGCGTCTACGAATTGTCGGCCAGCCTCGCGCTCAACGCGCTGGCCTCTACCGCCGTGAGGTACAATGGCATTCTGCGATTCCGGCTCAATAATACGCTAGACATCGGAGCCGAGGGCAAGGGTGGCTACATCCGTGAGGCATCGGGCCAGGATGAGACCTCTCTGCATATCACGACCTTCGCCTTCGCCTTCTCTGCCGCCGACTACTTCTGGCTGAGGGTGGATCGGGAGTCAACCGTGACCACCGCCGTGGATACCACGGCTCGGGCGAGTACGGTCTACATCAAGCGCCTCAAGTAACCCAGGAACCATCCCCATGCCCTACGACGAACTGCTCTCCACCGATGACCTCTCTGCCACCGTGCCGCAGAAGATCAACCAAAACTTTCTGCGGCGCGCAGAACTGAACGGTGCCACGATGACCGCCAGCTTCACGGCATGGGCCGACGATACGACCGGGGTGCCGAAGGACATCTATTATTGCGACACCTCGGGCGGGAGCATCACGGTGGCTCTGCCGGACGCAACGGCAACGGACGCGGCGAGGGGCCGAGTCGTGACTTTCATCAAGACCAACGCCGCGAATAGTCTCATCCTCGACCCGAATGCCGCTCAAACAATCAACGGCGCGGCAACCCTGACCATCACAGCCATCTACGACTTTCGAGGCATCGTCTCGGACGGCACCGAATGGTTCGTGGCAGCGAGCAACTAGACCCATGGAGCAACGCATCAACCTCCAGCGAGTCGAGTCCCAGATGGATGCCATGCAGGCATCCATCGACGGGATGGAAGATAGGCTCGTCAAGCTGGACGAGTCCATTCGCGGCAACGGAACGCCTGGGCTCGTGGCCCAGGGGCTCTTGATGGATCGCCGGGTGGCAACCTGCGAAGACTTCGTGATCGAGTTCAAGTCGATGCGGAAGTGGGTGATCCTCGCAATACTTTCTCTCTTCGGCTCTGCCGCCTGGCGGGTCGTGGAGTGGTTATTCCAGAGCCAGGCGTTCTAGCAACTACACAGGAGGACGCTCATGTCCG